TCAAGCCCTGCAAAGGGAACTGGGGCGTATGTAAAGCCGTGTTTTCAAATCGACCGTTCCAAGGATTTGACAGAAGAAATGATGAAAAAGCAGCGGCATATCCTGTGTGTCGGCTGCCTGTATATTATATTGAAGGTCAACGTATTTCCCAATACCGGCTGGATGGAAGCGTCGAAAGGGATGCAGGGCATGTCGTTCAGTACCTTCGGATACGCGGATGCTCCGGGCTATACATTCAGCCGCATTGGCCATACTTTAATTTTCCTACTTGGAAAGACCACAGGGACACGTACAACTGTTTCCGATAGTTCGCATAATGATACGTTTTGTCCTATTGTAGAAAGGTTACAGAATCGGAAACGTTGCAAGCAGGTTTTGGCAAAGGTTTCTGTTGCGACCCGAATGTCTGATTTTTTTGGGGCGTATCTCAGTCTGGAATCACTCCGTTAGTGGGTTTCCGGTATTGAAAAACAGTTCAGAAAAAAGGAAAAGGGGGTATTCGTAAAGATTGGGCAAAAAGCGCGCCCAATCTTTACAAAGCTTCCCCCTTTTCCTTTTTTCTGCCCTATTTTCCTGCACCTACAACCCCCGAACGAAGCGATTCCAGACTGAGACACTTTAAAAAAAAACAGCCATTCTAGCAGTTAACCCCCTTCACTCAGCTCAAGCCATCCTGAAGGGTAGGGGCTGAAACCGAAAGATTTTTATTTTGAATGAAAGGAACTTTATGACATAGATTCAGGCGCGAGAGGCGCGAACTTTAAAAGAGCGGCGGGGATAAGCAAAAATCCCCAAGCTGACAACAAGGGGATTTTTGCATTCCTGCCTAGTTTTGAAACTTTACAGGAAACATCAAAATGCAAATCTCTATTCTAGTAGGCAATTTGCAATTGACTGTTACGATTGACGCTAGGGTTATTCTAGCCTTGATTGTGCTTTTGAGTCAATAGACCGCCAAAACCGCCTGATTGACGGGCGGTTTTCTATTTTGCCGCATCCATTACTAAGACTTGTTTTTTAAAGGTTGATGTTCGACAGTTTCTATCTGAATTCCGCTTTTTTCGTCTTTATACGGATTAAAGGGCATTCCGTTATCGACATAATCGATACAGGTTTTTTTGTCTATCTCTTTTAAAACGGTTGCCTGCCCTGAATAGCAGTTGCAGGAATTTGACGATTTGACACAGGCAACGGGAAATTCCATTTGTCTGACCTGCCTGACCCCGTTATAAATCGGTTTTGATTCGGGATGACCTTCTACGGTTGGCTCTAACATCTCTTTCGTCAAATTCTGATTTTCCCTGTCAGGCTCCAACTGATTACCTATATTCCTTGCGGATTCGTCTGATGCCTTATGCGCCGTGCCCCTGACTTGTTCCAATTGTTGACCTGAAACGATTGTTTGCGTTTGACCTTCGCCCTCCGCTGTTCCTTCTTCCTGACCCAGCCCCAATAATAGCTTATAGCCCAAATAAAAGCATAGGGCAAACAATACCGATGCTATGGGGATAATATATAAAACGCGGCTTTTCGGGGTTTTTACCTTGGTATGGATTTCCGCCGATTTGTAAAGCCCAAATGCCTTTTTATCCAACTTATAGACTTCGGGGCGGGCAATGGCGAACTCCGACCTTGGATTACTTACGCAATAATCCCAAAAATAACGCATAAAAATGCCCAACGGTGTTTTATGGATATGGTAATGCGCGCCGACCAAATCGCGGACGTGCTTATCTATGCGTTGGGGCATCTGCGTTATCAGGATAATATCAATGCCCGAATGCCTGTGAACGTGCAGCCATTCGACAAGGGGAGGGGTTTTTACGGCGGGGGAGCGCGGAGGGAAAACATTTTGTGCTTCGTCTATGATGACAACCGAGCCGTTATTTTCTGGATATTGAAGCCAAACGTGCATATCATTGATTGAATGGCCTTCGGGAATGGGCGTTGTTTCTATTGTTAATTCGGGAATACCTTCGATAAAAATCTTCCGATCTTTCCATTCGTTATTTACCTTTTTGGCCAAATCTGAAACAACGGATAAAGTTTTACCCGAACCGGGAACGCCTGTAATTAATGTAATCATTATTTTCCTTTTATTTTAGGAATTTTAAAACGCGGTAGGAAGACCATATGCCGAACGAGAACGAGAAACCGCCGAATATGATGTTTAGTGCTTCGGGAATGCCTGCCAGTGCAAACATATTCAAAATATCCGGCGGGATATTCCCATAGGCGTTTTGAAAATATTTCAATATGGCATCGGTTGAAAGGCTCAACGCCTCATATGAGACAATCGACACGCCAAGACCTGCAAGAATTTTAAAAAACAAGTCTTTAAGCATCGGTGCCAATGCGCTGAACAATGCGACAATCAATCTTGGCATTTTCAACCTTTCAAACTGTTTACGGTTTTAAAAACCAAGATTGCCGAATAAAGATAAGCCATTGCTATAAAAACATATCTCAGCTTTTTCAAAAAATCGCATAGAAAGCCCATTTGAAGCGTGTGGCTTCCGAACTGTCCCATATCCAGCCTTATATCATTTATGCAATGCCCGCCCGTTGAAAACGCGGTTGCAGGTGCATAACTTCCAAACCGTCCGTCACTTTTAAGACTTCCCCAATCGGGCTCGCCATACTTGGGAATATTCGGGATTTCTTCACTGCCTTCGCCGTCCCCTTTGCCTTTGCCGCTTCCTTGCGCCGTTAAGCCGTTATTACCGCCATTCCCCGCGCCTGCGCTTCCCCCGCCGTCGGATGCTCCGAGGCTTCCGCCACCCGGCGCATTTCCGTCGGCGGGGGAAGCACCGCCCCCCAGCGTTGAAACATTCGGGTTTTCAGACGGCTTCGGATTGGACGCATCGGGCTTTTCTACGGGCTTCGGATGGTCTTTTTCGGGTTCTTTTTTTTCTTCTTCGGGCTTTTCCCCTTCGGGTATGTCTTCGTATATGACAGAATAATCTAAAGTATTGGCAACTTTGCCATCCGGCCAAACAGCGTTACACCTGCCAAGCTCTTTATTATTTTCATACAGACCCGCATCAACGCCTTTTACTTCAATATGCTGATAATAACCATCCCATCCCCTGCCATAAGTCAAACCCTTATAAACTTCATAACAGGCTTCTTTTGCTGATTTGAATTTACGCCCCTGATAATCTACAAAAACCTTCCTTTTCCGCTTCCTCTTTACTGCTTCCTCTTTTTCTTTTTGTAATTGTTCTGCCTTTTTCAATTGGATTTTCTGCCAAATCCTGCCGTAATCGTTGTCTTCCTGTATCATCTTCTTATAATCTGCAAGCGTCATCCCCAATTCGTCGGCATCTTCCTGGTCAGGGTCTTTTAAATTTAAATCCGATATGTCAAAAACCTTAAAATCATCTTTAATTTTATCCGGGCTTGAAACTTGATTTTTATAGACCATGCAATAAGTATAGAAACATCCTATCTTATGAAAAGAATTTAATATTTTTCCAGTATTTAAATCTCTACCATAAAGAACCTCTCCAATGGGCTTACCATTAAGATAATCAAAAACCTTACTACCTCTTGAAACAAATCTAACACCCGAACCAACTTCAGAAATATAAGTTTGATCATTTTCGGCATTCGCATAAGAAATAAAAAAAGCGGACATCACAAACGCGGCCGCCATTCTTTTAAATTTCATCAATTTCCCCCTATTTGAAAAAATAAATCAATGATAAAACTGCAAAAAAACCCATCAGAAAAGGTAAATCAACCATCATTTTTAAAGCTTCCTTTAATCATGTTTCCTACCGTTTTAAACGCCCATATGAGAACGAATAAAATCAGGAACGAAGAGGCAAGGGCGGCCCCTTGAGCAAACTGTGATTCTTGCGAACATTGGGGGAAAGACAAATCTATACGATAGCCTTCCATATACCAGTTTGCGCCTGATTTATAAGGCGCGTACAGTTTGCCCTCGGGTGATATAACGGGTACGATTTGAGATACAGAATAATCCTCTGCCTGTTCTTTTTTTGAAAAACACTGCATTCCTACCCTGTATCCCATCATCACACCTTATTAGCGACCACCGCCCACAAAGCCGGAGACGAGGCGGAATGCTTTAACCAACACATAAACGGAGAGCAGGGCGACACCGACAGATGAAATAACCGGCACGACCTTATTGATTTCGGTTACCAATGTTGTGCTAATGTCCGAAATACCGTCTGCCCAAGTCGGAGCGGAGAGGGTAGCCAGTACTACGACTGCACCCGCTTTGCGGGAATTTGCTTTGATGCTTTTAAACATAAAATTTCCTTTTTAAAAATTACGGTTTTCGGAGGCAAACCGTACAGCCTTAAAATGGAACATCGGAGTAGAGGTCTTCATAATCTTCCGATTCATCGCCATCATCGCCATCATCGCCATCATAATATTCGCCAGCAACAGAATAATCGGGACGTTCCATAATGAGCATCCATATTTCTTCCCTTTCTTCGTCTGTTACAGCGTATTCAAGGGCATTTTCGTAATCGCCATATCCCATAAGATGGTCATAATGGCTTTCGTAATAAAAGCCGTTATAAAAAAGTTCATGACCTTCGGGATCTAGCCTTTCTCCTTCTTCGTTAAAAAAAGGGTTTCCATTGGGATAAACATCATTGCCTTCATCATCATGCATCGGCGAACCGTCCCAATAAAATTGATTGCCTTCGTCATCCTCATAATAAGAGTAGGGATAACCGAACTGGCTGTCATAGGCTATTGAAAACTCTCTTCTATCGGGATCGTCTTCCCATTTATCATAAAATGCCCTTGCTTCCGATTCATCGTCAAAATGAAATTCCTGAATTATCGGAGAACCGCCTGTTTCAGCAGCCGGAAGCCATGCGCTTACATGATATTTCATGAGTTTTTAGGTTTCTCAAAAATGGGAACAACGTTAATAACAACCTGTTTAACGGTTTTGCCGTTGGTTTGAAAATCAAAGTCTATTTCTGCCTTAAACGGAGTTTTTGCACCCGTAGCAAGCAGTTTTTCATAATTGGCGTATGTGCCGTATGTAAATTCTTGGGTTGCAGAACCGCACATATCTGGGCTTTCCGCAAAGGGAATATCGATATAGAGTTTCGTAGAATCATACGGCTTACCTTGTTCGGTCATGCCTTGGCTTCGTTTCATACCGCGAACAGTTGCAATCATCTTCATTTTTTATTTCCTTTCATCAAAAAAATCGGTTATTAACCTATCTACTAAAAACAACCTTCCATCTGCTAAAACCCTATACGCATAACAATCAAGTTTTTTAGCATTAGCTTTTAAAACTTTTTCCAAGCGTCTGAAATATATAGGGTCATCCTTATAAATAACCGCTCCAGATACTGGTATATGATGGAATTTGTCCAAAGAGAACCACATACGCCGAGTAATTAATTCACTTTGAAAATAATCATCTAAAACCAAACAAGGATATTGTTTTTCTCTTACTCTAATCATTTAAATGATCCAAACTGTCTAAAATCATTCCGTATTCGTCAAAATTGACTACATCAATATCGGCTTCATAGTCATGCAAATACTCGCAAGCGCGTTTTTCAGGGACGAAATAAGCCGCAGGATTTACGCGATGTGGCAAAGTGCCGTCCTTACGGCGTAAATAATCAACAATCTCTTCGTCTTTCATACCCAGATAAATCATCATGTTGATGGTTCTGCCAACCTGTTTTGCGGCTACTTCTTTTGAACGTTCAATACTGATTTCGGCTCTCTTGGCGTTGCTTACTTGCCGATGTTCCAAAACGCCTTTTTGTTGCAGAGACGCGCATATTTCAAAAGCACCGCCCCAATACGCACCCGGACACAACAAAATATCCAAGCCTAAAAAAGCAGTTGCGTCCCATATACTGTTGCTCGAAACGACACCAAAACAGACCGCTTGTATCCCCTTGTTCTTTTGCTTTGTCGTAAATACGGCAAAAAACAGATGAATGTTTAGAACCGATGGTTAGGGTTTTGCCTTTTTCGGTAGGGTTGAGCCAATCGTCCCCAAGCTTGCCGACAAGCGGACGTTTTCCGCGTTTATCAAACTTGCCCTGTTCGTACATTTCCCAAGCGGTATCAGGCGAGATTTCATGATTAAAAAAATCTTTTGCAACATCGCAACGGGTTATTCTGGCGCGATATGTGGTATCGGCATCTAAAAAACGGTGCAATCTTTCTTCCCAGCCTTCTTCTGCAACAGCGCAACCTTTACCGGTCATCTCTACAAGCATGGTTTCCTCTTGACCGCCGATATATACTTGACCGTATAAAACGCCGTCTCTTTCCATTTGCCAGCGCGATTCATAAAACCGACCTTTTCCTACCGGTTGATGGGATGTAATTCCAAAACCGAATATCCATTCCAAAATGCTTGAGAATCGGGCAATCACATCTCGATCGGAAGTGCCTCTAGACGGAAAAAATTCAGTCGTCAGAATATTGAATTTAGGAACCGAATTTACGTGAAAGGTAAAGCTGATAGTATCGATGAAAGCGGAATCTGCTTTACCTCGTCTAAGCGGTACGACCTTCAAATCGCCCTTTTCATCTACAACCAACTGTTCGTAACGTTCGTATTCAGCAGGTTGCTGATATGAACTTCTTCCTCTTGAAATTTGCATTTTTTTGGATTCCCGTAGCCCTTCGATTTTCGACCCCCCCTGTTAGATAGGGGGGGGCATTAAACCCATCAGTTTCTTAAGCCGATAGAAAGAAGATCGGCAGTTACCATATTTCCATCAATGCACTGTGCCGTTTCGATGGAGACGGATACGATTTCACCCGAATCTAAAAACTCTTGAGCAGAGCCTACAGCCAACAGAAAAGAATCAAACTCAACGTTTTTATAAAAAAACACCGTTGACATAGCAATTCACAATCCAGCTTTTCCAGCCGTCAAAAACTACTTCTGCACGTCGTTTGTTCATTTTTAGCCTATTTGCACTTTTACAACAGATACAAGTTATTTGCATTTATGTATACAACATCGCAAATTGTATGCTTGTATACATATATATACAACACATAAATACTTGTATACATACAACGCATTGACTTATATTTGAAAAAAAGGAATTGAATTTATGAAAACACTACGAATTAAAGAAAATCAGGAAGAAAGCATTAGAAGGCTTGCAATCAATATAAACAAAAAGCTTATTCAGCTTGGAAGAGAACCACTCAGAGACAGCGAACTAGCACACATACTTTTAAACGAAGCTATCAGGCTAACAAAAATAGATGAAGACGGAAAAATTACGATAGGCAACTGATATGAAAAAAGCCCTAAAATGGATTGCATTATTGATTTTGTTATTTGCAAGCTATTTATACGGATTTGATGTTGGTTTTGAAAAAGGGCAAAAATGCGGAAAAGGCAATATCTGTTTAGTTTCTCTTTTCGGGACAGATGACGAGACTGAATATAATCATGTTTATATAGACATCCCCGAAAGAAATCCCAAAGACATAAAACAATAAGGAGCATATGCTCAAATAGAGAGCCTTTGCAAAAATCTGTATCATTAAATTACAGGTTTTCGCAAAGGCTTTGATTTTATTATGCTTTCACAATCCCAATGGCTGGATGCCGTCAAAGGGCGGTTGCGGGTGCGTTCCGATTACGCGCTTTCCAAAAGATGGGCGGTTACGCCGTCCGAAGTGTCCCAATACCGGCGCAACCGTCTTAGGTTTCCTTTTGCCGTCGTCTTGGATATCGCCGACGTGATGGACATAGATCCGATTGAAATTATTGCAGGTTTGGAATATACGAGATGCAGGGAAAGGGACAGGGAGTGCGTAAAAAGGGCGTATTTCAAAGCCCATTGCGCACATTTCGTTTATCCTAACAATCCGTCTTATTTCCACCGTAAAAAACGGTTCTTCGGATAG